TTGCCATGCCAACGCGAAAAAAGCTGGATGAATCATACGAAGAGATATGCCATCCCGTTAACGCCGAGGCCAGGGAGATAATCGAGCGGGCGGTGTTGGCGGCATGGGCGAAATTCCCCCGCGTAAGCGTTGATAAATAACCATGCCGAATCCATCCGAGCAAGAAGTACTCGCCCGTCTCGCAGAGCCGCAGTATTTTATAGAGTCCTGCCTATCAATCGTTAATAAAGATTCGCTCAAGGTTCCGTTCCGCTGGCGCAGGGCGTTCTCTAAATGGTGGGCGAATCATACCGATAACGATTATATCATCAAGGCACGCAAGATGGGGTTCAGTGCCGGTATATCTGCGCTTTGGTTGCACGCCTGTATATTTCAAAAGAATCAGCGGGCCGTGATGGTCTCGCACGAGGATAAAGCCACTGTCCGGCTGTTGGAGCGCGTCCGGTATTATATCGAGACGTGCGAGATACCAATCCGCACAAAGAAAAACAGCGAGAGCGAGATATCATTTCCCGATACAAACAGCACGTTTTGGATAGGTACAGCCGGTACTCGGGCATTTGGGCGCGGTGATGATATCACGCATTTGCATTTATCCGAGTTGTGTTTCTACCCCGATATGTCCATAGTCACCGGCGTTAAAGAAGCTATGCGTAATAACGGCCTGGTAGTCCGGGAGACTACGGCCAATGGCGCGGGCACGGATAGTCATAGACTATGGTTGCGTAGTATCGAAGGAAAGAATAACATCAAGCCGCATTTCTTCGGCTGGTTTGAGGATGAAGAGTATTGCAGCGCGGACCAATCAGCGTTTGAGTTAACCCCGGATGAAACGGAGTTAAAGAAAGCGCTCAATCTATCATGGGGACAGTTACGCTGGCGGCGCAAGAAGATAGAGGATATGGATGACCCGGAGAAGTTCCCGCAAGAATATCCTTCAAGTTGGGAAGAGGCGTTTCTCACGTCCGGGCAGATGGTTTTTAAATGGCAGGATATCAAGCGGCAGGAAGCCGGTATAAGCCCGCTGAAGTGGCATGGTGACATTATTAATAACGGCGGGCAGATATCCATCCAGCCTAACAAGCAGGGCAATTTCAGCGTATGGCGGACCATGCGATCTAAGGCATAATCAAATATGCAGGAATCATTTTTAATAACTGCTGACGCGGCGGACGGGATTGAGGGGCAGGATATGTCCAGTGCGTCAGTCTGGTGTCTTAATACATGGGAGCAGTGCGCCCACTGGCACGGTTATTGCGATCCCTCTGAATTCGGGTATATCCTACGCGATATCGGCGCTTATTATGGATGGGCTATGATAGCCGTGGAGAACAAGTATCCCGGCAATGCCACCATTGCGAAACTGGTTGACCTGGAATATCCGAAGTTATGGGCGGACCCGGAGACTGGTAAGCCGTGGGAGACTAACGCTAAGACCAGGCCGCTTATTATAACAGCATTGCGCGAAGCTGTACGAGAGTCCACAATTAAGGTCAATAGCACGGATACGATATCGGAGTTGCGGACATTCGTGCGCCGTAAGACCGGGAAGCTAGAGGCTGAAGCCGGCAGTCACGATGATTGCGTTATTGAGGCCGCTATCGCCGCACATATTTTAAAGACAAGTGCGTATGTCGTTGAGCAGTTGGCAGTAGTACGCCGTCAGCCGTTGCGCGAGATATTGCGCGTTATGAATTACCGGCCGCCGGGTAAGAAAGGCGGGATAGTATAAATAGGGCTTGACATACTAAAGTGTATGTGCTAAAATTTATTTAGTGATTTGTTAACGGGCAAATCTACCACTCCTGAAGCCAATGAGGCCGTTACCTCAAAGGCTTCTCTTGTTTTAGACCCACAAACAAAATACTCGGACTTCCAAACCGTTCCACGATACGGACACGCAAATGCCGCAGATCAAGTAATATCTGCAACGCTAAATATGGCAGTTAAGAATTTCTGTCATCACCTTGAAGTAGTATCATCCTGAACAAAAAATAATTCCTTTTGTGATTTGTACAAAATCAAGGGGATATTAGACCCGCCATGTCTACCCCGTACCTGCATAGCGTTTAGTTAGTACCGTATCAATCACATAAGCACACAGCCGATTCCCCGCGCTTAATTATGCAGGGGAAAGATGGCTGATTACAAAGGGCTTGACAATCTTTTAAAAAGCAATGTATAATATCCCAATGTCAACCGAACAAACAAAACCACCCGTTGAAAAGATAGACCTGAAAGAAGAACCCAAGAAAGAAGTGATGGGTATAGAGCGTGACGATGAACATGCCCGCCTGTCATTCACGCAGGATGGCGCTTTGATGATCGTGACAATTCCCATTGCGAAGATGTCCCCCGTCATGGCGCATGGATTCATCTACACGTTGCATGACGTGGTGAAGGACTGGTTCGCGGAACGTAAGAAAACCAAGATAATAACGCGGGACGAAGTGAATAAATTCTCTTTCCGTAGCGGTGTAAGCAAATTATTCGGTAAGTGAGGACAACCCATGAAAGTTAATCCCGGTAAACCCAATCACAAAAACAAAGCCGGCAAAGAATTGCCGTATAAGAGCGCGGAGTCCGTGGTCGGAGGCCCTATCTGCAATGACCCGATTGCCGGCCTGAACCCCGCGAAGCCGGTCAAGGGCGGAAAAGTTCTGCCGCCCGTCAAGAAGTAAGAGAGGAAACGACACATGAAAAAGCGATCAATGGCAAGATTCCAGGCGGCGAAAGAAGAACTGTCATTTCCTAAAGCGGACGTTCCGCGTATTACCGGGAAAGGCAAGAAGCCCAAGAAGGTTAAGAAGGCCAAGAGCAAATCTTCAAAAATGCCTATGATGAAGATGGGTAAAGCGGGCGCGTATTAATGAAACGCAAACCCGCCAAGGCCGCTAAGTCAAGCAGGAAATCCGCTAAATTCATTGACCTTGGCGACGACGCTATGGAAATGCCCTCCATATCCAATACCTCTAAACCGAAGAAGTATTATCCGTCCATCCGTATGCGTAAATCCGGTATCAAGACCAATATCGGTAAGATAGGCACGGCGCTGGTAAAGTTTAAAGTACGCGGGATCGAACTTCGCGATGGCCAGCCGCCGGAAACGAACATAGAACTGCAAGGCATACAAGAGCAGGAATGATATTTTTTCTTAAAGCTCCAGATTCTGACGTTATCGCCAAGATAAAGCGCGACGTGCGCGAGGCCGATAGTTACAACTATTCCACGAAGTTACCGCTTAGCCAACGCAAGTTGAAGCAGTTGGAAAAGATCATCAAGTCCAATTACCGGGCATGGGACGACGCATACGGTAAGGTCCGCGAAGAGTTGAAGTCATTGAACCGGCTAATGGAAGGTGTTGAAGAGGCGACTGATTTTCCGTTCGGCGCTGAATCATCCAGCCAGATAGATTTGCGTTTACCTGCCGAGAAGTTCCGCAGCCTACGAGCTAATTTCCGCCGGGCCATATTCGGCGGGCCGCAGTTGATAAGCGCCGGTATCAAGCCGGGCGGAGATATGGACGCGGGTACGCGCAACAAGTTGGAGGCCGCGCTGAATTGGACGGTAGGCGAAACATGCAACCTGGCCGACACCCTCAAAGACACCGACCTGCCGTGTTTCCGTGACGGGATGGCGCTGGTATACGGCGAATTCGTACGCGAGGTGGAGCGCGGTATAGACAGCAAGACCTATACCAACGCCGAAGAGTTCCAATCCGATTACCCCGATTTTGAATCTGCCGGGTGTTCCGAAGATGAATACACCGAGATTATCGAAACCCTGCTTAACCCTACCGAAGATACCGAAGTCCGTGTAGAATACGAACACGACTTTATCAGCCGCAACGGCCCACAGTATACACTGTTCCCGCTGATAAACTTTATTCATTTTCCGTTCTTCGTTGATAACGTGCGTGACCTTACAATATACGGCTACACCTTCAAGGAAGGACGGAACAAATTCTTAGAGAAGCGCAAGCGCAATTATTACTACAACGAAGCCATAGACGGGATATCTGATAAATTCGAGAACGCCACATATGAAGATGAATGGGATAGTGAGCGCGATAGTGTGGAGGGGATATCATCGGACTACAAGGACGCTTATAAATTTGCCAGGCTGATAGTCAAAGCCGATTTAGATAACGATCGCCGCGTTGAGGTTTACAATGTTATTTACTGGCCGGAACATGAGCGGGTATTGCGCGTTGAGCGGTATCGCACCCGTAAAAATATCCCATGTATCGTGCCGTTTAAATTCATAGGCAGGGATAACCGCCTGGCCGGCATATCGCTGCTTAAAGACGGGAAGGACCTGTTCGGCGAGATAAACGCATTACACCGTCACCGCAGTAACCAGCGCAGGCTTACGGATTCCGTAACCATCATAGCGCCTGATTCTATGAAAGATGCGCTTGGCGATACCTACCAATTTACACCGGGCGGGATACTCTGGACACCCAATGACCTATTCCTGAAAGGCGAATTACCGCGGCAGTTCCAACTTGCCACGCTTAACAATGACAGCACTCGCGACGAATCGCTTGCTATCCGCTTCCTTGAGGCGCTTATAGGCCCATCAATGGGCATGTCCGGGCAGGAAGACCCCGGCGATCCTGGTGCGCCCGGCAACAAGACCGCTATGTTATTGCAACAGGCGAATTACCGCGTAGCCGATTATATAGATGAATGGAAACGTGCTATCCCCGCTATGATGGCATTACATACCGCCCTGCTTTACCAGAACGCGAGTTCAAAGATACCGTTCCGCAATATGTTCGGCGAAGAGGACGTTATTAATTCCGCCCTGCTGGTTTCCGATTTTGTTAAGTGGACGCTGAAATCAAACGGGATACCGTTCTCACCTGAAGCGGAGATGCAGAAGATACTCCGCGTATTCCAGGGCGTAGCCGCTATGGGCGGGGTGCCGTTCAAGATAGACCCGAAGACCATATTACAGATAAATAATGATTTTATTATAGCCTCGCGGATACCTGGATGGGAGCAGTATATTGCCAAAATGCCTGAATCCGCCGGCCAGCAGGCACCGCAACCGGGCACCAATAACCCCGGCAATCCCGGCAGCCCTGTAAGCGCACTCGCAGGTGTCGGTGCGCCCCCTTTAGCAAAGACAGCGGCGGAGGGATAAATGATATCAAAACAGGTAAAAGAGGAAATAGGGCAATTGCAAACGCATATCCGGATTAAGAAGGAACGGATCGCTAAGTTGAACCGACTGGCTAAGTTGAACAAGAACGCGGACCTGATATCCGAATATGACGCGATAGTTAAACAGGCAGAAGATTCCATATTCGCCATATTGGACAGCAAGGAATTACTGGACGCGCACAACGAACAGGTAATACTCCGCTCTTCATCCAAAGTCCGGTTAATGGCGAAAGGGCTAAAATCCAATCTCTGTGAAGCGGATAAACAAATCGAATGGCTCAATAATTCAGTTGAGGACGATAACATAAGAATCTCTGAATTGGAAAAAAGCGATAGCAAAGGAACCACAGGAGGGATAATATAATGGACTGGCTTAAAATGCTGATGGATGATAATGTTGACGGCACTCCGGGTGGTGGCGCTCCCGTCCCCGAACCGATACCGGAATCCGCGCCTGAAGGTGACCCGGAACCCACTCCCGAGCAGCAGGAACTTGAAAAGTTGAAGGCGGAGAACGCCGAGTTAAAGGCGCGGAATACTCCGCCGCCCGCTCCGGTTGCGCCTGCGCCGGCACCCCTGACTTCTGCTACGCTGGAATCATACACATCTGACCAATGGGCCGTTATAGAGGAAAAGACCGGCAAGACAAGGGACCAGATAATAACCGACTTCAAGCACCACGAATTGACCACCCGGCAGAATGCAATAGACGCGAAGAGCAACACTGCTGACGCGGTGCAGGACGCTGTAGAGGCCAATCCGAAGTTGATAAAACTGCGCGGCGCGATAAAGGAATATCTGGAAACTGTCCCGCTGGCCGATAAACTCGATCCGGCCAAACTCAAGAGACAGATGGAAATAGCCGTAACCTACGCAAAAGGAAAACATATGTCCACCACTCCCGAACCGGCCACTCCGAAAGGCAAACCCAACGACAGTCCCAATCCTAAAGGAAACGATGATGACGGCGGCGGGGATGACGGCCTTGTAGAAGGAGAGATGGCGAATGGCGAATACACCGGCGAAAACGGGTTGCGCCTGAAACTCGGCAAGGTGGATAAAGCCACCTGGAAGAAAATCCAGCATAAGACCAAGAACC